GTACATGTAGGGCATGATACATTATCCTTGAAGAACTTATGTTCTTTGGTAAGAGTTGTTACCTTATTAGATAATTTACCCTTTAGATTGTTAAGCTTTAGTAACTTTTTCCCTGCACCTGTCATCTTTTCTTGAGTCTTTACTAGATCAGAAACCTCATCCTCAAGTTCTCCATTAGTTGTAACATACTTATCATTTTCAGTAATTAAACCATTAATCTTATCTTTACTGGTTGTAATATCACTTTTACCTCTCTCCTCCAATTCTTTGATAAAATTATTTTGCATCGTCATTTTATCTTTCAAATTATCTTTTTTTAAGTCAAGAGACCTAATTTTTTCCTTCTTAACTCTAATTTTATCTTTTATTAAACTATTCATTGCCGAAAAAATACGTATATCCAAAAGATCTTCTATCACATCTCTTCGATTTGATCCACTCAACTGCATAAACGGAACAAATGTACTACTACCTAGTATCACAATTTGTGTAAATGATTTGTAATTAACCTTTAATATATTCTCTTCAAGTATTTTTTGATTTGATCGATCATCCGCTTGCCGATGCATCATATTTCCATTGACTTCAATATCAAATATATTTGGTTTCATTCCTCTTCGAACAACATAGTCACGACTATTAACAGAAAACTCAAGTTCAACAAGACAATCTCTTTCATTCACAGTGTTCATCAACTGTGATTTGTTTATCTTACGAAAAGGTTTATTAAACAAAGCAAATGTCAGAGCATCCAACATCGTAGATTTTCCAGAACCATTAGTTCCAATTATCAGATTTGTATTCTTTTCTAAAAAATCAATTTCATTCCAATGATCTCCAGTTGAAAGAAAATTTTTCCATTTTATAGTTTTAAAAATTATCATTTTTTATATCTTGGTGGAATAATAATATCATCAGGGGTAATTACAGCATACTTGTAATTGTGAGCTTTGCACGTTTTTAATGCAAGATCATCATCTATTTCAACAACAACCATTTCTTTGTTTTCATCTTCTTGTAACATCATAGCATATCGAGTCGCATCGTCTTCTTCCTCAAATAAAAATAATACAAGATTTCCATACTGATCGTCAACAGCATATACTCCCTCTTCTCTTTTATTTTTAAGTGTAAGAAGATACATTACTCTACCTCGCAAGCTTCTTTGTACAAATCTTGAAATATGTTTTTGACAATATTTTTATCAAACTCAATGTCAGATTCATCAATGTATCGATTTAAAATTGAAATAGTACTCTCTTCCTCCTCAATTTCAAAACTTTCACTTTCCTCAAGAACAAAGTTTTCAATTATTTTTAAATCTTGTATACCAGAGGAATACAGTTTATCAATAAACTTCTCAAAGTTTTTAGGATCAGATTTTTTACGAACAATTAATTTAACAATTTTATTTTTATATTCAGTCGTATTAAATAATTTATAATTAGTATCTTCATAATATACGTTATAGAATAATTTATAAGGATTATTAACTGGAGTGTGAGTAAGGGTATCCGTATCAAAAATATGAAACCCTCTTGTATCATTTACATCATTCCAATACATTTCATATGGATTACCTAGATAATGTATTTTACCATTGGTTGAACGAGTATGAAAATGTCCAGAATAAACTGCATCAAACTTATCAAGTATATCAACATCCATCCCATTCTCCATCATGTGACCACGAGTAGCTCTGAATCCATTTAATTCTAAATGTCCCATTGCTACCTTACTTTTAGTTTCACTGATTAGATTAGTTGTATGCTCATAGTTTTCAGAATTAATCCAAGGTAAAAGAAGAATATCCAAACCATCCACGTTTATCTCAGTTGCTTTTGAGAAAGTTAATATGTTTGAATAATCGTTTAATAGAAGTTCTGGTGAATTTACATAATTTGTATTTTTATAATAACAATCATGATTACCAGTGATTGCATACACTTTATACTTTCTCATTGGTTCAAAGACAACCTTCTTTGACCACTCCAAACTCTGATAATCGATTGATTTACGACTATCAAATATGTCTCCCATATGAATTATGGTATCTATACCTTCCTTTTCTAAGGTAGGAAAGAATACGTTATCATAGAATAACTGAAAATACTCATGAAGAGATGTAGACCCTTTACGTGCACCGTAGTGGGTATCTGTAATTATGGCAACTTTCATCGATTATTATTACGATACTGAATATTATCTTTAATAGTATTGAAATCGGAACTAGTTCCTGACAAGGAATTTTCATCGACCATCATAACTTCATCAAATCCACTTCTCTCAATTATCTTTGTTTTAATATCCAATTGTTTCTTTTCTTTTTGAATTCTTCTAAGAAAAGCATAGTGTATGACCTGTGTAAAATAAGCAAAAGGATTCTTAGATTTCTCAGGATCAAAGTTGTGTATGTACTGAACACAATTTTCAATCCCATCAGATATCATGTCCTCACGAAACATGTAATTAACAAAGTTCGGTTTATACGACAAGTGTGTTGCAATCTTTAAGAAACAAGAACCAAGGTAATTTGAAATAGGGGGTTTACCCTCCCATGGTCCTGACTTAGGTGGATCTATACCATGCTTCTTAAGATATGCTGCTTTTGCAAGTAATGCCTTTCCTCTATAAACAGTTATAGCCTGTAGTAGTTCCTTATTATTTACATAGTGTTCCGACTTTTTTCTAGGCATAACATTTATTTTTTTCCATAATAATATTATAACATATTTTGATTACTTGACAAGTCATGTAAATATGTGTACAATAACCTTTGTAGAGGTTGAAAGACATGTAATGTAGCTATGGTTATCAAAAATAAAAAGGTATCTTTTTTATTCCCAAAACTAGTTGTATCTGGTGATGTTGAAAATTTTGATAATATAAAACAAGATTTGATAGATTGGATATATGAATTTAAAGAAAAAAATGCTGGAATTTCAAAAATATCTAACAGAGGTGGATGGCAAAGTGAATCAAAAAAAATATTTACGAGTGAGGGATTTGATAAATTTTCAAATTATATTGTACCATCAATTACAGAACTATTAAAAAGTTATAAAATAAGTAAAGAGATAAAGATTGTCCAGATGTGGTTGAATATAAACGGACCTAATTCTTACAATGTATGTCATAGGCATCCTGGTTCTGACATATCAGGAGTTTTATGGATAAAACAAACACCAGAATCAGGTAGATTTGTTTTTGATAATCTTGACAATTTTGATGAAATACTAAATGTGAGTATTGATCCATACTATTTGAAAGAAAAAGATATGTTACCAGAGATAGTTCCAGAATATAAAGATGGAACAGTGATTTTGTTCCCATCTATGTTATCACATAGAGTAGAAATAAATGAAACTCATGAAGATAGATTATCTATATCCTTTAACTTAAAAATTACTTAAGTCTCTTGATTAAGTTTAAAGACTTTTTCAAGTTTTTTACGAGCTTCATCAACTGTTGAGATATAACCCATTTCATAGTTTGGTTTTGTTTGACCACCAAAATTAAAAATTTTACTATCATCTTCATTTATGTAATGATTATATAAACTAATTAATTTTTTATCTTTTGATTCTGTCATGGTAATTACTTTATCAAGTCGAATCATAAAAATATCTTCATCAGGTAATTCCATCCATGGTTTAACTTTTATGAAAGTTCCATTTGGAGTTGTATTTGTCCACATTATTACTGGATTTTGAAGAGCAATTACAGTATTTTCATCTTGAAAATTGTCAATAAGGACTAATGAGAATATTTCCTCTCCAGAAACTAGTTTAATAATTGCGTAAAATTCATCTTCCATTATTTTTTAAGTGGTATGTTAACTATATCATAATCAAAATTTTCTTCATTATAAATTTTAATTCTTTCAATTAAGTGATTGAGGGTATAATTTTTTCGAGATTTATAACTAATATCATCAGCAATATCATATAAGGTAGCTCTTGTTTTTTGGTTACCTTTACGAAGAACTCTTCCAATCGATTGAAGATTTCTTATTCTTGATTTAGATGGGGATGCAAAAATTACATTGTGTAAATTCTTGATGTTAATCCCAGTGGAAAAAGTCCCGTACGAGGCAACGATAATAGCATTACTCTCCTTTTCAGTGATTTCTCGAACTTTTTCCCTGTCTTCGGTTTCCACTCCACCATGAATAAAAAAGACATTTCGATTTTCAATAATGTTGCTACTATTTATTAAATTGTAAAGAGGTTCTCCGTGCTTTTCAACTCTTGCAAACAGTATTAAAGTATTACCTTTAAGATCGAGTGCAAGGTTTTTGATGAAGTTATTTCTCTTTGTATGACTAATAATATATTGAACTTCTTCTTCAAAAGTTTCAAATTTATTCGGTGGGTGTTTCAATAGAAGCACGTTGATATCCAGTTTAGCCAAATGCCCTTTCTTCATGAGCTCGTCAGTTTTAATGATCTTATAGGAAGGTCCGAACAATCCCTCAAGAACCCATTTATGAGTTTCACTTCCGTCCAATGTACCTGTGAATCCGTAACGATACTTAACGTTATCAAGTTTAGTCATTATAGATATTAATGACTTTGATTTAAATTGATGAGCTTCATCCCCAATTACTACAGAAAATCTCTCAAAATACTTTCTGGGGAGTTTATAAATTGACTGCCACGTTGTTATGATAACTTGAGAGTCTGTATCTCTCTCTTTACCAGCATAAATTTTATGG